GGGGGGGTTTTGGCGTTAGGAGCAAAGGAGAGTATACACCTAACGAGTGCTAAATGTAGCTAGAAAATTGGTCGTTTCCTACCGTACACAGTTGTTCCATTTTCGTCACAGCGAGCGACGAATTCATAACTGCCACCATACTTTTTCTGAGAGTCAGAAGCACGTTGGTATCCTGATTGTTTTGACTCATAAGTGTGAAACACAGCCCAGACACCTTCGTTCGCATCAAGAAAAGCAACGAACTCGCTCATCAATGGTAAACCAATGCGAGAGCCATTACGTGCTGGCGGTGGGGTTTTTATTTCAAACGTAGAGCCGAGAGAGAGGTTTGTTTCATCTGACATAGTTTTTATCTTTCAGTAGTTCCCGCATAGAAGGTAGCGAGAGAGAGTGCCAGTGTATCCGTTCCGTAGCAGACAACACAACACAAAAAAATAATTGCCACCTCACTCGATCGGCAGCCAGTAGTGACGGTGGGAGCTGGCGACAAACTCTGCGAAGCGAAGTGCCTGTAAAAGATTGTCTGCGAACCCACGCATTTCTTGTTGAGCCTTCATCACAACTTTTTTGTTATCGGTGGTGTCGTACTCAATGCGAACTGCGTAGAACCCTGCGCCGACCATTTCCACTTTCCACTTTCCCGACCCGACAATAAACTTGTCTTTGCCGTTCGTCAGGTCTTGGGGTGGGGGGGAGCTGTCGGTCAAACGGTCTGCCATTTTTTGTAGGTCGTATAGTGTTGTCATAAGCGACATAGTAGCGTATAGTGACACTCGGCAACAACGCCGTCCTCAAAGGAGAGAGAAAATGACAACAGAAATTAGCCAATGCTGGGCAGACCTAGACATTGCTTTACAAGCAGGTATCGATCGCGTTCTGCTTTACGGTCAGCCAGGAACTGGCAAGACTTATTATGCGCTCAACAACCATTTAGAAACGCCAGCTGATGTACACGGCGACGAAGTTCGCACTCGTCGTGCCTACCGTGTTCTGTGTTCACCCGACATGACCACAGCCGACATTGACGGTCTATGGAAGCCCAGCAAAGAAGACTGGAAGTTTGTAACTGGTTCTGCGTTGAGAGCGTGGGAAGGTGGAGACCGTCTCATTCTTGACGAACTAGACCAAGCGTCAGGTGATGTTCTCACGGCCTTGCTGCTTATTTGTGATAGCGACGGTTCAGCTGTTCGTGAACACCCTGAAACTGGCGAGCGCATTTCACCTCGCAAGGGTTTTGAGATAATCGCAACTACTAACGCCGAACGCCTAGAAGATTTGCCTGCGAACCTTGTAGATAGATTTCCTGTTCGTATCAACATCAACGAAGTAAACCCACAAGCATTGCTGGGTCTTCCCCAATACTTACAACCAATAGCTAGGTCTTATGCGAACCGTACAACCGACCGTTACTCGTTGCGTTCGTTTTTTGCGTTTGACAAACTTACTCAAAGTATCAGTATGGAGACTGCGACACGCTTAGTGTTTGGTTACGAAGCGAGAGCAATTATGGAAGCTGTACGAATTAGTACGGCTATCGGCAACGAAGAAGCTACAAGTCCAGAACACGTCGGTATCCGTTACGACTTGACCAGCCGTTCACTAGAAACAGGAGAGTGAGAATGTCACAAAACAAACGCAAAACAACAGAAGTTGTCGCTAGTCCTGAATGGCTTGTATCGGATCGCGCAGACCGTGAACTTGACCCAATGATGAGAAGGGGGTGGGAAGCAATTCCTACCCCTTTACAGCGTGGAGCTTCCTTCACCGATTTTGCTAGTCACGAAATAGCCGTGCCAATGGGAGAGAGTGAGCAAGCAAAAGCAGTACGCCTTCACGAACTCATCCACGCTCGTATCTCACCCTCAACTGTGCCGGCCGCGTTGATGACCCAGCTGGGTATTTCTCCTGCGTCGGTGCGTATTGCCGAAGAAGTCCGTGTCAATTTCATTGCTGGTCGGGCGAAGCGACAAGCTTACGACGGTACAAGTATCGCTGACATTGCCGATATGACCGACGGTTCAGAGCGTGGGCTTGCTGATGAAGCTGTAAAAAATAAAGATTGGCACTCGGCTTTGTCGTTGTTGCTATCGACTTGGAACACAAAAGCTTACAAGACGGTCAAGCGACGGATACGAATAAATCCTGAATGGAAAGACGCAACCGACGCTATTCAGAACTACCTAAAAGATAGGGAGTGGGTGGTGGACAACAGTTCGCGTTACTCGCTTACTCGTCGTCGTGCCGATACCAGTCCTATCGGCTATCGCTGGACAGATACAAAAACGAAAGGTAATCAGGACACTTTTCTTCCTGACGGATTTGTAGAACACACTCTGCCACTCGCCACAATGATTGACGAATGGCTATCTGACCCACCAGCCACCCCACAAAAAACCAAACTGGGGCAAAAGAAAAATGAAGAAAAACACAAGCCACCTGTCGTGCCTATGTCATCTCATTGGGAAGACCTGCGCTGGGGAATGACTGCGCTAACAGAGAGTGCTACCTCATTCATTGGTCGGCGCAAACGCCCAGCTATGACTGGCAAGTTTCCTGTTCGACCAGATCGGCTGCTAACCGACCCTGAACGGCGTATTTTTCGTGAGGTAGTTCGTGGTGACGGTGGGACAGTTGTGTTTGACTGTTCAGGTTCTATGAGTGTTAGTCACGACGATGTGAAAGCGATACTCAAACACTTCGCTGGTGCGACGATTATGGCGTACACCTATCGTGGCAAAGACAACGCCAACGCTTGGATTTTGGCTCGCAATGGGCGAATGATTGGTGAGAGCGAGTTTCAGCATTTAGACCTGAACAACGGCAATGGCGTAGATAGTCCTGCGCTCCGTTGGGCGATACGTCAAAGAAAAAAACCGAAGGACTTCATTGTTTGGGTTAGCGACGGATTTGTTACTGGCAAAGGTGACTATTCATCGGCTGACCTAATCAAAGAGTGCGCTATGTTGTCGTACAAGTACAACATCATTGGCGTAGAAGATGCGAACGAAGCAGTCCGGCTTGTGGCCGAAATGAAGCGTGGGGTTAGACCCCGACATAAGTTCGTGGAAATAATCGCCAACGCACTTGGCAAGTAAAAAAGGAAAAACAAAAATGAGATACACATACGAAGAAACAAGACCAGCAACATTGTTAGCTGACTGGCACGACAAGTACCGACTACCTGCGAGAACTTACGACGACGCTAAAAGTATGTGCTACTTGCGAGTGTCCGAAGTACAGAACGGTGAGCGAGTGTCACGGTGGAAGCTGGGCAGTATTACCGAATGGGGTACTGACGCTCTTATGGAAACATTTCGAGAAGCTATGTCTATGGTTCGTCAAGATGTGGAGAACGGTATAGACCGTGAAGATGTGACCGAGGTTCTTGGTTTGCTTATCATTTCTCACGGCGAAGGTAGGTGGGGAACAGAACACCCTGAAACTGGCGAGCCGTGTCTATTTGACCAGTTGCCCGAAGACCAGCAGAGAAGCATTATTGAGCAGGCAAGCACCGAGGAACTAATCGCTTTACGAGCAGGGAGTGTGCCAGTACGAGTGGTGAACATCATCAGCTTGTCGGGTCTGCTTGGTGAGGTAACAATGTTCCCCCCAGGTTGTGAGCCGACTGTGGAGATAAGTGAGCAATGGACTGGTGAAGTAGGCGACGACAATGTGCGAGCTTGTGGTGCGATAGATGAGATACTTATCAAAACTATGACCCTGCTCTCGCTGTTGAGCGAAGTAGCGAGAGAAGGTCACGACCTAACCCCAGCTGGTCTTATGGATTACTCAATGAACCTGCTTCGTCGCGGCGACGAGAGCGCGAACGAAGTAATGTCGCTGGTTCTGAAAATGGTGGCGTTCGCTTTGGATAATGACGAACTCGATCTAAGTGGAAACGACGACGACGACTGATAACATTCAGGGCGTTGGGGTTCTTTGCCCTTTCTCCCCCAACATCAATGAAGCCCCGACTATCACCCCCCGATAGTCGGGGCTTTGTTATTGTCACGAGTGGCAACAATGCCTAACGAAAGGAATGAAGGAATGAGCGAGAGCGAAGTATGGGGTTACCTCATCATCTTTGTAGTGGTACTGCTGGGGGTTCTCATCTGGGCAGACCGGCTACGTCATCAGCTGGAAGAACTAGGGCGAGAGCTGGAACAGTCAGAGCGAGAGCGTCTAGCACTTTCTAAACTTCTTCACCCAGCTCGCCAGCGTCGCCAGGAATAGTCCTCGATCTGGCTGCGTTGCCAGCTGGCAGAAATAAAAACAGAAAGACCCTCGGCTAGTTGCTTGACTTGTCGGGGGTCTTTCGTTTAGTCTCTCTTTGTCGGCATAGTGTCGGCACTACGAAAGGTAGAACAATGACCACAGAAACATTGGCGAAATGCCACCTAGACAACTGGGTAGGGGCAACGCCCAGCTTCTCAGGCGACGAAATAGAAACGCCCGAAATCTACGAGCGTTACGGCTCTGAATGGGTACTAGTTCCCACAGTCACCAGCGACATTTACGGAGCGTTAGCTATCTACTCGGCTCAACGCTGGGAGCGTCGGACACAGTCCGACCTACCCGACCTGTTCCCCTCTGCTTTTGTTGTTGTAACAACTGGCTGGGGTGCGCCGTTGGGGGCAGACGGAAAGATAGAGGGGCGACCTTCTGAACACGCCGAGCGCCGTCGGCTTCGTGTGGCTTGTTGCTACGCCGAAGACGGAACACGCATTAGCCGTCTGGACTTTGGCGATAACGCCGAGACCGTAGAGACCGAAGACGGTTCAGGCCAGCTAGCCGAGGCACTTGACAGCGTGGGCTGGGCTGTATGGGGCGAGGGCTACGGCTCGGCACTTATGGAGCTGATAACAGTCGCCACGACCGAGACCACCCCCGACGCTGACAAGGTGAAGGGGCTGGTCGCTCGTCTTGTGACCGTTCTTCACGCTTCATCGCAAGTGAACGACGACGACGAGAGCGAGGGCGAGTAATGGAAACCGAAGACACCACCCAAGACCCCCAAACTATTTGGGATTATGTCGAAGCTGCGCCGGCATTTGTCGGGGCTATCGCTGACCTGTGGAGCTGGTCGCTGAACTATGACCACCGAGACCCACGCCGACCCTTTCCCCTGTTCCTTGACATAGTGGGCTATTCCGATGAGCAATATGGCTGTCGTCTCTCTACTTGGGGGCGCAATGAGCAGGGTGGCTTTGGTGGAGCTGTTGAGGGTCTCGGCTGGATGGAGCTGGACAAGCTCGGTAAGGCTCTTTGTGAATACGCAGACCGACCGAGAGAGTGCGACGACTGGCTTACTGGTCTTATGTCGGGCGACCTTGACGAGTAGCACCAGCTAGACCAGATCACGTTATGAAAGGCGAAGAGATGAAAATAGAAGAACCTAAGCAACTGGGGCAGATGTTCACGGTGGAAGAACCACCAGCACCAGCCCCCAAAGCTAAGCGACCTGGCAGGGAGAACAACAGCGACAAGGCTGTTCTGTTCTGCGAAGCCAACGCCGAGCAGTGGTGTAAAGTGTTCGCGTATCGGTTCACCGACGCACAGACCCTGTACAGCGTTCAACAGAATGTCCGTCAGCGTAAAGCGACTATGAAGCGAATAGCCGAAGGTTACGGTCTGTCTATTCAGTTCACTTGGTACACGGACAACGAGTTATCAACCGTCTGTCTCTATGCCAAAGTAAGCGAGCCAGCACCGACAGAGCGAGAGAGCACCACTCCCGACCCTGACGACTACAACGCCCCCGACGATTAGCCAGGGCGACAGCTGCCGGATCACGTCGCGCGACTGACCCCCATTCCTTCGGGCGTGGGGGTCTTTCGTTTTATGTCACCCAGCTGATATTGTTTGCTTGCTGGTTGCTCGTGACTAGCTGAATGAAAGTAGGAACTATGGACAAAATAAAAGTCACTCTCTATCGTTCGGGGGGGTCAGCCGAGTGGCGTTGCTTCCCCGACCTAGCGTCGGCTATGGATTGGTATGCGTGGGAGCTGGTACACGGTGAACACCTGCCACTCTCGGCACTCATCAGAGAGCTGTGCGCTGGTTGTGGCGAGTGGTACGACTTGGGTTCTCACAAGTGTGGGGACAAACTCGATCTGGCCGCGATGCCACTGTGGAACGGTCTCAGGGTTGTAGCTGGTTGTGAATACGCAGGTCGTTACGGCGTTCACTGCGAAGGTCTGCCAGCTCCTGCGAACTGGAAGACGGGTCACGGCGATAGTCCCGACTGGATGCGTACTCTCTGTACTGCTCACGCTCACGCTTTTGGTTGGGAACAACTGAACGCCCGACATACCTAACCCAGCTACGCCCCGACTATCGGGGAACTAGCAGACATAGGAGACCCTGCCCTTCGTGGTGGGGTCTCTTGCTGTTTGGGGAGTAATGCGGACAAGTGAGCAACCAGCAGAAACGCCCAGCGAGAGCGAGCTATACGCCTCACACGGTCATTCCACCATTCGACCTAGCTCACCCTGGGCAACTCTGCCGGCTGCCTGGGTCGTGGTCTCCAAACTTGCGCCACTAATCAGACCGACCAGCTGGAAGCAGAGCGAGAGAAGAAGGGTCGGGCCTGCCCATTCTCTCGGTCGGGTCGGGTCGGGTCGGTCGGGTCGCGGCTCGACGTGGCGACGCTGGCGAAGACCCAGCAGACCCCAACAAGATGAGAAGACCCAGCCCACCAGCTGGCATACCCCAACCCACCGGCCCAGATCCACCACGCCACACGGCCACCCCCCACCACCCAAAGGGGGCCCCAGGGCGCGAAATGATTACAAACTCCCGTACGTTTGACTTTTTCAAAACCGATGTGTAGACATTGATTTAAATTTTTCACCTCAATTTGGGCAGATTTAGCGTTAAAACGTCGTACAACGGTCCATTTTTCTACTTCTTGGCCCTTTTTGCTCCAAAACGACGATATTGAACCGATGCCGAAGGCTTATTCTCCCTTATACGTAGTAAGAAATCTCCATCCCTGGGGGGATTACCCTGGTGTGCGAGCTTTTTTTGCACATGCTGTGGATATTTTGTGGATACTCGCTACACGGGCGTGGGTTTATTAGCTCCCCCCACGGTTTACTACGTACGTAGATGGTCGCCGTAGCTAGTTTGTTTTAGCCGACACCGGAATATTTAATGAGATGACGTTCATAACGCTGCTTGAACCTCTTACGCAATAGGGGAAAACGTATGTCTCGTCGTTAACTTGATTGCAGGGTTCATCTACCCTAGTTCCCTAGTATGAGTGCCCCGTCACTTGCAATAGTGATACAGCCATGAGTCTGTAAGTTGTAGGTAGAGATTACACCCTGTAGGTGTCAATTGCAACCTGTGGAGAAATAATTATTATTTTCCCAATACTGTTGACAACTGATCGATCTGCCTGTATCGTTCACAATAACACTTACTACTGCAGAGGAGCAGCTATGCAAGAAGACATTATCCGTTGGGATGGAGAGAATCCAGCACCAAAGCCTAGAGATAAAGATCCTGAAGGGGGTGTTTGGTGAACAATGATCAAGTTATTAGAGTTGCGTTGGACCACGAAGAATGGTTGCGCTATGGGTGGGAGATGGGTTACTGCGGTCCCCCTATCTGCTACATCCACGATGGTCTGCCCCTTACTGCAGACGAGGAAGAAGATTGGGCAGACGGTGGCGATCCGTGCCTGCACATTGTCCGGTTGTACGAGGATCACGATCACCGCCTAGCTGTGGAGTCTAATGATGCTCCAACTAACTGGCGGGCTAGCAATATAGGGTGGGAACGTGGCTGATTGGTACGAAGTCCGCAAGGCACAGGAAAAAGCTATCGCTCATCACGAGAAGATACAACAAGAGAAAATGATGAACAAACCTAACAAGCCCCGGACAAACCACTGGGGTGGCATCAATTGGGAGAAGATCGCTGATGATCTCAGCTACGCCATTGATCTATTGGTGGACGATTCCACTAATATAGCTTCATGGCGCAGAGTCTTTGAAATTCAAGACAGATACCTCAAAGCAAAGGATGAGTTCTCCCGATGACCGTTAAGGAGCCATTGCTCTCTTTTGAGCCATTTGAACGCATCACCCGTGATCCGGAGCATGATGAATTCCAATATGCCCGATCTATCGGTGTGACACGTGACGTATTACGTGGATGGCGCAAGAAACAAGGAATTAGGTTCTATACTGCAGATAGAGTTTGTACTCGTCTCGGTATGCACCCTTCCTATATTTGGGGGGACGAATACTGGAATGCCCCAAATTCCAACACTGATGTGATAAAAATAGATAACCCCCAGGAGGAACAATGAACTTAATCACAATCGTAGGCAACCTCGGACAAGATCCGGAACTAACCTTCACACCATCAGGCAAGGCTAAAGTACGCTTTAGCGTAGCTGACACCCGCAAGAACGGTGAGGAAACAGAGACAACCTGGCACCGATGCGTAGCCTGGGGAGCACAAGCCGAGAACATCGCTTCGATCTTCGCCAAGGGAAACCGTGTCGTGGTCACAGGACGATACAAGCTTGACTCATACAAGACCAAGAGTGGTGAAACAAAGTCCAATATGGAAGTACTGGTCGATGATTGTGGGCTGAGCCTACGGTTTGAAATCCCTACAACCACGACTATGCCGGCGGCTCGCAAGACCTCAGCCCCACAATCAGATGACGAAGAGCCGTTCTAATTGGTTACAGGATGCTAGTTGTAGGGGGTTGGACACCAACATCTGGTTTCCTTCCGACCCACAAGGAAAAGACTTTTTTGCTCAAGCACGAGCAATATGTAATGAATGCCCAGTAAGACAAGAATGTCTTGAATACGCACTAAGTTTTCCGGCAGTAGAGGACACTGCTGGAATGTATGGAGGATTATCACCATGGCAAAGGGAAACTATTCGCCAGAACCGTTTGACGAAGAAACCGCTCATAAACAACTCGTTTGGGAAGAATTCCTTGGACGATCAGTTGATGCAGCCAATAAAGCCATTGAATGGCTTGAACTTGAAGACTACACCGACAAAGACGTTTCCGACGATGAACTTGAAGCAGTTTATGCCGAAAGATGGGAAGCAACCGGACATGTTGTTATCGCCGCTTACAACTTCCTTTGGCCTGAGATTGAGTCATTGGCAATCAAGTTGGGAGTCCCATTCCAACCCGAAATTGGAGAGATCGAGGACATTTAAGATGGAAACTAAATACACAACACCAAAACAAACAAAACTGTTGTTATCTTCAACGATAGCTGCACCGGATACAACAATATCTGCACAAGCGCTAGCAGGTTTACTGTCTGCCGGTTGGCCTGATCCATTGCCTGAACACATAGCTTCTGCTATATTTATGGGGTGTTCATATGTTATGAACCTCGGAAAAATGGCATACGACGCTGGAACTATAACTTCAGAAGAACATGCTGCTATTCAGGGTGTTTCAGAGCTATCAATGCAAATTTGGAAAAACATTTACGAGCAATCAGCTAAATCGGAATAACATGGCACAATCATCAGACGAAGAAATTAGACAGCAACGAATCAATAACATTTTGCCGTATGCTTTTACGCCTGAGAATGCTGCTGAGAATGCTCGAAAAGCTACTATTGCACGTGAAGAAAACAAAAAGCGTGACAAACACGTTCGCGCCGGCTATAGCAAAGAAATCCTTACAGCTCAAGAACAGCTCAAAAAACTGGGTATGTCAAAGATTGCTGAAGGTGTTGACAGGGAAGATCTGCCTAAACTTGCTATTGGTATCATGATGGACCACGCTTTACGTGTTTTAGGTGGCGAATGGGAAATCAAGAACGCTGAAGAAGCAACTAAGATTGCAAAGATCTGGCATGACATTCTTCGTCTTGAAATGAACCAAGCTACTACTATTTCCGGTACACAGAATGAAACTCCGGAAACACGTCAATCTAGATTAGAAGAACTACGTCTTGAGGCTAAACGTCGTGTTGAGGGTGGTTTAAGGGCTGTTGCCGGTGACGCATGAGTCTTCTGTTATCAGATGACGAGTTTAACCAGCTTTCAACAAGGGAGCAGGATGAGTATCTCAAGTTACTTGAAGAAGACCTTACTGCCTGGTCGTTGCAAGGTAACGAACGCCAGCTAAGAGCTAATGCGTTATTAAAGAAAGTTGACTGGCTTTTATACGGTGGTGCAGCCGGCGGTGGTAAATCAGAACTTCTTGCTTATCACGTACACCAATTAAGCCTTATGTATCCGGGCCATAGAAGCCTGTTGATCCGTACATCGCTGCCGGAACTACGTCGTTCGCTTATTATCCGTACACAGGTACGCTACGCACAGTTAGTTGTAGACGCAATCTTGCGTTCCGTAGACAACGTTAAAGCTTGGTGGTATGGCAATGGAAGCATTATTGAATACGGCTATTGTTCTCGTGACGAAGACGTTGGACAGTTCATGTCTGCTGAATACGATTTTATTGGTTTCGACGAAGCTACCCAGTTTACCCCGTATCAAATGCTCATGATCTCAGGTCGTTTGCGTACCAGCAAGAAAATGGCAGCAAGTGGCGTTCGTACCCACGTTATGTTTGCCACAAACCCTGGTGACCGTGGACATACCTTCCTATATCAAATGCTTGTAGGGCCGACACAATACGGTAAATACATTGTGGTCTATGATGTATCTAATGGATTTGAAGATCCACCTATCGTGAAGTTGGTTGAGATCCCTGATGATTTACAAGAGCTTGAGAACCTTGAAATTGACCATGATCCCAATACTCATCTGGTCGTCGCTTTTGTCCCGTCAACTGTTGTCGACAACCCGCACATTGATCCAACCTACAAAAAGCACCTTTCGATGCTTCCTGAAACCGAAAGAAGGCAAAAACTTCTCGGAGATTGGGACACGTTTACGGGGCAGTACTTTTCGGAATTTCAACGTAACATTCACGTCGTACCCTCGTTTGAAATACCGGAATCGTGGCAACGGTATAGAGGTATCGACTTTGGTACAGCCAACCCTTTCTGCTGCTTATGGGGTGCGCTTGACCCGTCAGACGGGACTATGTATATCTACCGTGAGGCATACGTTAAAAATCTCACTGCAGCGGAGCAAGCCAGGCTTATAAAGTCTCGTTCTGTAGATGGCAATGGACAACCGGAATCTATAGCTATGACCGTTATTGACCCTTCTACATTTAATAATACAGCCGGAACAGGTACAACAATCGCCGGCCAGTATCAAACTAACGGTGTTGTGTGTCAACGAGCTAAAAACCAACGTGTTGGTGGTTGGCAGAACGTTAAGCGTTACATGGCTCCTTCACCTATTGACGGCACTGTTCATCTCAAAATCTTTGACAATTGCTTCAACTTGATCAGAACGTTGCCTTTGATGCGTCATGCTAAAAATAATCCTGAAGATTTGGAAACAAAAGACGAAGATCACGCAGTTGACGCTTTGCGATATTTATTGGGTTGTAGACCCTATGAACTCCCAAAACGTGCTGCTAAAAGGTATAATGAAGGGGCAGAAGGAAGAGTCCAGCGATATATGGAAAAACTAGATAGAGCCGGCAAACGTAAGCCAGTCCAAGGATGGAAGCACTAATGTTACTTGTTGACAATTATTTTTATTTACCAGGTTGCTGTTGGATGTGTAGAAGCATCAACACACCTACTATTGACACCGGGATTGATCTAGATCATTTCAATAGCCCAGACGATGTTAATCCATCCGCTAACTCTCGTTTCTATATTTGTGCAGATTGCGCTATGGAAATGGCTCGCATGGTGTCGGCATCACGCAACATTGAATTTACGGCAGCTGGTTTCTCATCAACTCTTGCTGACATGAACCAAACCCTTGCTGATTCTAATATTAAGCTGACCGAACGCATTGAAGAACTAGAGTCTGCTTTGCGTACTGTTCAATCAATTCCGGCTGTTCCAAAAGAAGCTCCGGTGAAGAAATCCTTTAAAGTTGCCGCTCCAGATGAGGTAGAAATATGATATGGTTGGCTGTAGTGGCGCTCGGTAATATGGGTGTCGTAATTTGGCTTGTTCGAGAGAACCGGAGATTAACACAAATGGCAGTATCTAGGCACACGGGTGACTTTACTGCTATGGTTCGTGCTGAAAAGCAACCTACTCCTGCCAAGAAGAAGCCTAAAAAGGACGATGATGATTACCACACCTGGCGTTTATCCGCTGAAGGAGTTGCACCGTGAAGCCTTGGTCACCACCAGAAGCTGCCAAAATTGTCGATTTGTGGCAAGTATCTGACCAGTATCTTGTAAAAGAACGACGTGACTACTGGATGAATGCGTCGTATTACGCCTCTCACCAATGGATCTGGTGGGACTTTACTCGTAATATTGTTCAGGAATTGGATTACGCTAACGAAGCTGAACGTGGATCCCGTATTACTGTTGACAAATATGGTCCTCGTACTCGCAGCCTTTTGGCTCGTCTCACAAAATCTGAACTAACTTGGGAAGTCCAGCCATCCGGTATGGATGATAGCTCTATGCGCCGGCAACGTCTGCAGGAGTATTTGCTTCTTGGTGAACAACGTCACAACCATTGGGAAGATATTCGTGAAATGGCTCTTCTTCAGACATTGTTTGGTGGAGCTGCCGCAATTGCCGTTGACTGGGATCCGGACAAAGGTGAGGATTTCTTACTAGACCCTCTTTCACAGATCTCCGTTCCTGTTGGTGGTATCAGATTGACACCACTTGGCATTAATGAGTTTAGTCTTGAGCCTGGTTCCCAAAACGCAGAAGATGCTCGTTGGTGGATTAGGTGCACTAGCTTGCCACCTGAGCAAGTACAGGAAAGATACAACCTTGATGAACTACCTAAAGCCGATGCTGAAGCTATGTTGTCTTCTCGTCACCGCAGTATTTTGCTACGCCGCCCTGGTGGAGCGCCGCCCAAAACCACCCTTGTCTATGTTTACTACGAACGGCCCACCTCGCGTGGTCCGGGATGCGTGGTTCATGTCGTTAACGGAAAAGTAGTTCTGCAGGAAGACGAATGGCCTTTCCCATTCAAGCACCTTAACCTTTCTTTGTTTAGACAAAACAAGATTCCTAACAGTTGGGTTGGTCATACGCTTTTAACGCCGGCGAGGGACGTTCAATACGCCTATAACCGTGCTCGCTCAACAATTCTTGAACACATGCGTAAGGCTGCCAATGCTCGTCTTATGGTGCCAACAGGATCCGTAGATGACGCAGACGCTATCACTATTGACCCCGCTGACATTATGGAATACAACAGTGAAATTGGTGAACCGCACTGGCAAACCGCACCTGAAGTACCTCGTTGGATCTCAAACGAAGCTCAATTCCTTGAAGCAGAACTCGACGACATTTTCCATACCCACCAAACAAGTCGTGGTGAAGCACCCGGCGACCGTAATAGTGGTTTAGCTCTAGCGCTATTGGCAGAAAAAGACGATACACCTCTTGGACCGATGGCTAAAGATCAGTCATTTGGTTGGGGCAGAATCGCTCAAATGGCTTTGATGTTGTACCGAATGAATGCGGAATCAACACAGATTACACGCAAAGTCATGCTTTTGACTGAACAGGGCGTTCCCCACGAAGTAACTTGGACAGCTAAGGATATTGACGAAAAGCCAACTGTTATCGTTCCTATGGACTCAACAATGCCACGCAGCAAGATTGCTACTCAGTCTATGATTACGAGCCTTGCACAGCAGTTCCCTGCTGTATTCCAAAACGTTGATGCTCGTTCTCTTAGCAAGATGCTTGATCTTCCAGATCCTCGTCAATTCCTATCCCGTATGGATCCTGACGTTTCTAAGGCAGAATGGGAAAACGGTTTGCTTATGCAAGGTGTTCCTGTTATCCCTGAAGACTTTGACGTTCACGACGCTCATATTCAAATTCATAATAATGAAAGAAAGTCTCCCGCATACGAGCTTGCCGATCCGGAAATGAAACAACTGATCGACATGCATATTATGGCTCACGTTCAGTATTTGACTAACGAAACAGCAGCAATGATGGCTCAGGCTGATCAAGCTGCTATGGGCGAAATGCAAGACCCTGGCCTAATGGCCGCTTTACAATCTGGCGTAGGTATTCCTATGCAACAGACAGGCATGCAGCAAGAAGCTGAGATGCAGGAACAACAACAAACCGGAGGAATGTAATGTCCGAAATTGGAGACACAAACTACGCTGACTATGTAACGTCAGAAGCATCAGCAGAAGCCCCTGTTGAAACAGGTGGGGATACAAACTGGGAAGAAAGATACCGTTCTGAAGTTCAGGATCGGATCCGTGAACGTGAGCGTTACAAGCCAATTCGTCAAGTATTTGACAATATGCACCCAGACGATGCTCAAGCAGTGCAGGGTTTTGCTCAAGCATGGGCTAATGGTGATCAAGATACAGCCATTAACTGGATGATTGAAAACGCTAAAACCCTTGCCGGCGATCGATTCTACGAAATTGCGGGTGTTAACGCACAGGGTCAAACACAATCTGACGTGTATGAAGAAACCGTTTATGAAGGTCGCCAGGCTGGAATGACACCTGAGCAGGTGGAAATGATGGTTGAACAGCGTATGCAGGAGTTCCAGCACGAACAGGTAGTAAACCAGTACGAGCAAGAAATTGAACATACTTTGATTGAGGCTGGATACGATCCGGATAGTCCGTTGGCTGTTGCTGCTATCACTGCCGCACAAAACCGTCCAGACCTTGACTTAACCGCAGCTATCGCTGATGTTGAGAATCAGATCTTGCAGCAAGCACAATCAATTGTTTCACGCCGGCAGAATCCATCTGCAGGTATGCCATCTGCTGCACCAAACGGTGGACTTGCTCCACAGATGAACGCTGCAAATATGACTCCTCGTGACAAAGCAATGGCCCGACTAAACCAGTCTGGCATCTAGGTTACTTGACACGACACATATAAGGTATACAATTAATGTATTGCCTTGGATAAGGCGATGTAAAACCTATTCAACCTTTAGGCAATTGGCGGAAGTCAAGCAGTTCTACGTTACGGAGTAACAACGATCAGCCGATGGTTGGTGAAAACCAATTAACAACCCCCTATCTTCAACAAGGAAGTAAATAAAGTGCCCGCAAGCCTTTCCACAGTTGATGCAATCCTCAAAGACGATTATAAGGATTACATCGATCAATTAAACCAAGCTACGTTTCTCCTCTCACAGATTGAAACCCGTCGTGACACGATCACGGGCCGTATTGCCCGTCATGCGCTCCACCTCGGTCGTTCGTCCGGTGTCGGCGCTCGCAGCGAAAATGCAACGCTACCAACAGCAGGCAACCAAGCGTACGCAACGGTCCCCGTACCGGTCCGCTACGTCTATGGTCGCATCCAGTTGAGTGGCCCAACCATCCGCCAGGCTGTTACCGATCGTGGTGCATTCGTTGACGCACTTGATGCTGAAATGCAAGGCATCCGTAAGGACGCAATGAAGGATGTTAACCGTCAACTCTGGGGTACATCAAATGGTGTTATCGCTCAGTGTGGTACAACATCTTCAGCAACAACCGTCGTTTTGGCCTCAACCACCGGAACAACTGCTCTTCGCAACCTCTTCTTTGATGGTGGCATGGTAGTTGACATTGGTACCGTAGCATCTCCAACAACAGTTGCGTCTGCTCGTACCATTACATCGGTTGACGAAACCAACAAGACCATTGCCATTTCCGGCGCTGCAGTAACCACCTCCTCATCGCACTTCGTATTCCGTGCTGGTGCCGGCGGTGCTTCAAGCAACACTGGTGCTCCTGGTGACGGACAGATTGAATTGACAGGTGTTCAGACCATCATTGATGACTCTGCAGTACTTCACACAATCAACCCATCAAGCCAGCCAAAGTGGAAGAGCTACGTAAACAGCAACGGTGGTACAAACCGTGCAGTTACCGAAACTCTTATCACCGGTGCAATCATGAAGACCCTCATCAACAGCGGCAAGAAGCCTTCTCTTCTTGTTTCTGCAGAAGGTGTCCACATGTCAGTTGCTAACTTGTTCCTTTCGCTCAAGCGAAACATGGAGCAGACGCAGCTCAAGGGTGGCTACGCTGGTATTCAGTACTACTCACCATCAGTCTCCGGACAAGGTGATGAAGGTCCAACCACACTCTACGCAGACTTCGACTGCCCGAACAACCGTCTCTATGGCATCTCGCCTGAGAGCATGGTGTTCCACCAGGTTGGAGAAGGCTGGAACTTCATGGATCTTGACGGTGCTGTAATGAACCGTGTTGCAAACACCGATGCCTACGAAGCAACTTTGACTTGCTACGCAGAACTCGCATGTAAGCAGCGCAACGCTAACTTCGTCATCAAGGATCTCACGGAGACAACGATCTAAGATGGCTGCATCGGTTAGCATTGTTACTGGACCAGAAGTTCCTGGAAACCGTAAATTTGTAACAGCAACAGTTACATTTGACTCGTCGTATGCGACCGGGGGAGAAGCGATTTCACTCGTCTCCCTTGGTCTCAACCGACTTGACTTCCTTTGGGCAGTCACTACAGATGGCTACGTTCCTGCATGGGACGGTTCAACAACCGCTCCAAAGATCAAGCTTTTCTGGGTTGACACAACCACAGATGGAGCAGCATTGGCAGAAGTACCAAGCACAACAGACGTTTCGGCTGCTGTTGTTCGGGTATTTGCCTTTGGTGCATAATAAATAGGTTTGTTGGTCGGAGTAGGACTTTTCTCCTTTCACCTGCTCCGGCTAACAATTCTAAGGAGGAACAATGGATTTAAGAGCTCATGACATTTTGTCGCAACACATCCCAGGCGCTGACGGTTGGGCTGAGATTTCTACAGACGTGTACGATATTGCACGTCGTGTTCGTGAAGGAGATGAATCGGGATGGCAGGGAGACCCTACAGCGAGCATTCTCTTCAATCCGCTCACACAGCATTTTGAAGTCTGGCTGATCGACGCTCACAATACGCCATATATTGCCTGTTCTTCGCAACGCTGCGATCATTCGCTTATTCTAAAGCTTATTGAAGGTGACTGGCGCAAGGGCCATAGATTGCTTGAAGAAATACAAAAGAAGAACGAAGCCGCTCGTAAAGCCGAAGACGATGCAAAACATGAGCAGGCGCAAGAAATTGCTGATAAAATACATTGGGCCATCATTAAGGATCTTGGACACCTTGAAGGCGGAACCCACAGACAAACTTCTCTATATCAAGGTAAAAAATAATGGCTACATACACAGCATCTAACGCAAAAAGCATTACAACCGTAGCTGACCAGGTTGACACTATAACTCTTACTGGAGCCGGCAAGACTCTGCGCATTGTTGGTCGATCTGGAAGCACTCATACGTTTTTTACTACAGCTCCTTTGGGTGAAACTCCTGCAACCCCGACCGTTTCTGGCGACAACTGTCTTGTTGCTGACCATTCAGGAACAATTGATTATCCTTGGAATGGTTCAGGGGCAGTTATTAAATTAATTAACTCAGGTATTGCTACTCTAACATTCATGCTGATTTGATTAAATGCACAAATACGCTAGGTATTTAGTTTTACTAATTGGAGTATTAGCGTTTTTCTCAGTTTCTGGGGCGGCAGCTCAGAATTACATCATAACGGAACCAACAGACATTTGGTTTGATTATCCGGAACCTACTCAATTTGTGGCTCAAACCTACATGATTGAAGGTTATCCTTCTGATCCAATGCTTTGGGTATACGACGAACAAGGGAATCTTCTTGCCGCCAACGATGACTCGTTTGGTTTACAGTCCTATATTTCTATTGCCGTGCCTGCCGGTCGTTATCGGCTCAGGGCTGGTATTTGCTGCGGCGATCCTAATGCTTGGCGTACAGGTGGAGGTTGGAACTTACAGTACGAACTTGGTTTCAACGGTATGGGGTCAATGCTAACATCTACCACAGAAGAACCGACAACCACAACATCAACGTCGACAACCACAACATCAACCACCACAACCACATCTACTACTACCACCACCACAACAACCACAACCACAACAACCACACTGCCACCAACAACGACTTCAATACCGGAAACGACGACAACATGGGTCCAAAATACCACATCCACGACATTAATAGTGATACCTACTACTACTGTTCCGACAACGACTGTCCCTGCAACGACAACAACTACTACGATCCCGGCAACAACAACGACCATCCCGGTGACGATACCGCCAACGGTGACAGCTGACCAAGCTGCTGAAATAGCTACCGATCCTGAAGTTTTGGCAACACTTACACAAGATGAAGCTGAAGAGGTTTTTGCTGCTTTAGAGGTAAACGATCTTTCTGATACGCAGTTAGAAGAGCTGGTTGCCAGCGTTCAATCTGCCCCTGAAGAAGTACGTCAAGCTTTTGAGCAGGAAGTCAACGTTTTTGGTGGGGCCGTGGATACATATGTTCCGGTTGGCTCAAAAGTCCCTGTCAAGCAACGCAGAACACTTATCGTCGTAGGTGTTGTATTAGCGGCTGCTCCACCAATCATCCGCCGGAAATGATAAAATCTACCCATGCGTAAATACTTCGGAGCTATAGTTTCCCTATTATTGTGGGCCTCTGGTACAGGTCTAATCTTGATTACGCTGTCAGGGGAGACACTCAGCAAGGCTTTGTTTATCAGTGCCGCCACTTTGGGTGTTAATATTGTTGCCATAGTCTTTGGTGGCATAGGAGTCGATGAATAATGGCAACGCCAGCAGAACAGGATCTAGTAACCACACGGGGCGATAACGTCACCGTAGGTGTGACGATGACCACAAACGGTACTACCCCTATCGATATTACGGGTCGCACTTATGCTGCAATGGTTCGTGCCGACTATGAAGACCCCACGCCGGCCGCTACTTTTACCTGCACTATTGTAAGCGGCGCTGCTGGCACATTGTCCCTGACATTGAGTTCTGCTAGCACTCTAAGCCTTAATCCATATAACTATGTTTGGGATCTTCAAGAAACTGCTTCTGGTGTTGTAAGTACTGTTATTGCTGGAGCTTTTGTAGTTCTTCCTGATGTAACGAGGTAACATGCCAACAACCAACATTGTTGTCACCAGAACAGACCTTTCGTCTACAGGCACGTATTATGGCAATAAATCTATTGTTGTAACCAGACCAAACGTCGATCCTATTGCATACACTTCTGTTGATTACACTATTACCGTTGTTGGTACATCTAACGCCGGCCCACAAGGTCCAACTGGTCCCACGGGTCCTACAGGCCCTACGGGTCCTACCGGTGCTGCAAGCACTGTAACTGGTCCGACTGGTCCGACTGGAGCAGCGTCTACCGTTACTGGTCCAACGGGACCAACGGGTGCGGCATCAACCGTAACCGGGCCGACGGGTCCAACTGGTGCAACTGGTCCAACCGGACCAACAGGTGCGGCTTCTACGGTAACAGGCCCTACCGGTCAAACTGGTGCTGGATATTCTGGTGTTACTTCTGCTACATCAAATACCATTGGGGTTGGCTCAAAAACTTTTACTATTTCATCTCCATGGCCAAACGCATATCAATCTGGTCAAAGGGTTCGTGCAATAAATCCATTGTCATCAACAAGTTATATGGAAGGTATTGTCACAGTATCCGGAACTACTATGACCATGACTGTAGATACAATTGGTAATTCTGGAACCTCTAGTCTGTGGAGTTTTTCTCTTGCTGGAAATATTGGCGATACCGGTCCAACTGGTCCTCAAGGTGTAACTGGCCCAACTGGATCAACAGGACCCACTGGTCCTACTGGTCCTACTGGTCCGACCGGCGCAGCTTCTACTGTAACAGGCCCTACAGGGCCTACAGGCGCAGATTCTACTGTAACCGGACCAACAGGGCCTACAGGTGCTGCAAGCACAGTAACAGGGCCTACAGGCCCTACTGGTGCAACTGGTCCTACCGGTGCGGCTTCTACTGTGACTGGTCCTACTGGACCGACTGGCCCTGCTGGTACTAACGGCATCATTGGTGTCGACGGTGCTACAGGACCAACAGGACCAACAGGAGCCACTGGTGCAGCATCCACAGTAACGGGACCTACAGGTCCAGCTGGTCCAACTGGTCCCACGGGTCCGTCTGCACCGACACAGACAACAAGTAATATAATGACTTATACGATGATGAACATGGAGTTCTAATGGCTGCTGGTGATGTATTCCCAAAAATGTTGACTGTACCTACACAGGTGGGTACTTCTACTACGACGTTGTTTACGGTGCCTTCGGGTCATCAGTACACAATTAAGCAGATTGTGATTTGTAATACTGATGGGGTTGACAGGTTGATAACACTTGCTCGTGGTACTGCTGCTACTGCTGCTAACTGCTTCACGTATAATTTGCCTGTGGCTGGTTACGATACGGTTGTGTTGGATACTGGTTTGGTGTTGGAGGCTGCTGAGACTGTTCAGGGTTTGTCTGATACGGCTTCTAAGGTGACGGTGACTATCACGGGTTGGGACCGCACTATCTAATGGCTATTTCTTCTAATGGTCTTGCTGGTTTGAAACCTGGCGTGGTTGATAGCACTGCTACTCGCCCAGCGTCACCGTTTGAGGGTCAGATGATTTTCCAGAAAGATACTGACCAACTGCTTGTGTGGAACGGCACGGCTTGGGTGATACCTAATAGTCCCGCACAAAACCCAACAGGACTAGAATTTATTAAATCACAAACTGTTGGCACCGCTGTTTCTAGCGTGACCGTCACTAACGCATTTTCAACCGATTACGACAACTACCGCATTATTTACACAGGCGGAACAGGCTCAGGCACCGTAAGCATGACTATTGGAGGCAATGTCACAAGCACTTACAGCAATTCCCTTATCTACGGAACACTTTACGGAACACCTACACCAGCAGGAATTGGTGCAAGTGCTGGTGCTGCATGGACTTTTGTGGGTTATTGCGACGCAAATTTGTGTCATGTTGGATTAGATGTTTTTAGTCCTAATCTCGCTAAATACACAACATTTGGCAATTGTAGTTATTCAGCCTCAACTAACGCTGGTAATAACTCAGGTATTCATGCCGTTGCAACTGCATTTACATCTTTTGCTTTAATTCCCGCAGGCACATTTACAGGTGGAACTATAACTGTTTATGGATACAGGAAATAAATTGTGACAAGACCAAACATTCAAATAGATAATGAAGTCCGTGAGATGACTGAAGAAGAATACGAAGCCCTACTTGCATCAGGCTGGACTGAAGAAGCAACATCGGAAGGACCTGCATAATGGGTATCACACAACAAATCGGTGCGTCATCAATAATCAAACCAGGCGTTATAGACAACACAGCCGCACGACCTGCATCACCGTATGAGGGTCAAGTTATTTTTCAGAAGGACACGGACCAGTTGCTTGTGTGGAATGGTACAGCGTGGGTTATCCCGAACAGTCCCGCACAAAACCCTGATGGTTTAGCATTGATTACTACCTGCACAGTTACTTCTGCTGGTGGTACGGCTGCAACGGTATCGGGTGGTGTCGTCACTATTGGTACATCAAACACTAGCGTTACCGTGTCTAGTGCGTTCAGTGCAACTTACGACAATTATGTGATTATGATTAGTGGTGGTGTGGCAAGTACAGACTTAAACCTTCGCTTGACGCTTGGCTCAACGGTAACTGGTTATTACTACGGTGGAATGTTCGCTAAATATGATGGCACAAATAGTTCTTTTAATGCTGTTGCGAATAACGCTTTTTGGGATGTTGGTTACGCCAGCACAAACGCATTGTCAAGTAAAACTGAATTAGACAATCCATTTAATGCTAAAAGAACAATTGCAAGAACTATCTCAACTGGTTCATCTACTACTTATTTTATGAACAATTACGCTGGTTTTCTTAACGACGCAACTTCATACACAGCCTTTACGATTACGCCATCAACAGGAAACATCACGGGCGGGACTATTCGTGTCTATGGATATAGGAATTCGTAATGGCTATTAGTAATAATTCAACAGGGTTACGCCCTGGTGTATGCACATCAACGACACGCCCTACAGCCCCGTATGAGGGTCAGATGATTTACGAGACTGACACGGATATGGTTGCGATTTGGAATGGCACAGCATGGCGATACATCTCTGCGACCACACCAACCAACGGAACAATCCTACAAACCGTTTATGACATAGGCACAGGTGCTTTGCAAAACGCAACTGCAACTTTTGCAGATACAGGGCTTTCTGCTTCCATAACACCTAAATCAACATCAAGCAAAATACTAATTTACGTGTCTATGCCGTGTGCAAAAACATCAACCAATTCTGGAAGTGCAGTTAATTTACGAATTCTTCGTGATTCAACCACGATTACAACCTCTTATGCAAACCTTTACTCAGGAACAGCAATTACTGTTGTCGGAACAATCCCTCTTCTTTATCTTGATTCCCCATCAACAACATCTGCAACAACATATAAAGTTCAGTACGCAAACTTTATTTCTGCTTCGCTTGCTGAAGTACAAGGAAATGGAAGTGACTCTTATATGATTTTACAGGAGATAGCAGCGTGATTACCCCACCAATGGTTCAGTTATTACTAGACGCAGAATTTGATTCGGGATGGGCGTTGTCAGGTGACACGCTTGTTTTGTGGGAACACGAAGAAGAACCACCATCACCACTGGTACGACCAGCCGAATAGTAACCAACTGAAGGGAATCATATGAAAATCGCTGTATACACCATCGCACTCAACGAAGAACAATTTGTATATCGATGGGCAGACTCAGCCGTCGAAGCAGACTACAGGTTTATCTTGGATACCGGATCAACGGACAACACCGTGGCAGTAGCTCGTGGAGCCGGCGTTCATGTAGAAGAATGCCGTATTGACCCTTGGAGATTTGATGAGGCTCGCAACAAGTCGTTGGAGTTTCTGCCTGACGATATTGATATTTGTATTGCTTTGGACATGGACGAATATTTGTTACCGGGATGGCGGCAAGTCTTAGAAGAAATGAACCCAGAAACCACCAGACCAAGATACAAATATGTTTGGTCTTGGAATGACGACGGGTCAGAAGGTTTGGTTTATGGTGGGGACAAGATCCACGCCCGGCACGGATACGAATGGAAACATCCAGTACATGAGGTTCTTAAGCCTCAACAAACAGAAATACAACAATGGGTACCTGGCTTAGAAATACATCATCATCCCGATTCTACAAAGTCTCGATCGCAGTATTTGCCATTGCTTGAACTAGCGGTTAAAGAATCTCCAATGGATGATAGGAACCAGTTTTACCTGGCTCGTGAATATTATTTTCAAGGCAGGTATCCTGAATCCCAATACCACTTTTCACGCCATTTAGATCTGTCTACTTGGTTGCCAGAACGAGCTGCGTCACACCGGTACATAGCTAAGATGCGG